TCATTGCTAAGCAGAAAGTATTCTACTCACGCCTAGAAATGATGGCAAATTATGTAGAGGAAGATGGTGACGAGCAGACCGAGGTGCAAGAGATGAAGGAACGCATCGACACCGTGTCTAATCTCTACACCAATGGCGAGAGCAACCTCTTACAGATCCTCCAAGTCATGGAAGACAAACTCCTGGGTTGGAAAAAGCAATTGCAGGAAGGGGGTTGACACCCACCCCACAGACTGATACTATACATTCGTTGGGCAGACGGGACTGGGAGACTGGTTCGCACGTAAGACCCAACACAATACAAACACAATACGGAGAATACGATGTCATTTTCATCTCTCAAAAAGTCCAGCGGGTCCATCGCTGCATTGACAAAAGAACTGGACAAGATGAGCAAAGGTTCAGGAGGTAATGGTCCTGACGAACGTCTTTGGAAACCTGAGGTTGACAAAGCAGGTAACGGTTATGCTGTCATTCGTTTCCTGCCTGAACCCACAGGTGAGGACCTGCCATGGGCACAGATCTGGTCCCATGCATTCCAAGGTCCTGGTGGTTGGTATATTGAGAACTCTCTCACTACTTTGAATCAGAAAGATCCTGTGGGTGATCTGAATCGCACACTGTGGAACAGTGGTCTTGATAGTGACAAGGAGATTGCACGTAAGCAGAAGCGTAAACTCTCTTACTACTCCAACATCTTTGTTGTCAAGGATCCTTTGCATCCTGAGAACGAAGGTCGTGTCTTCCTCTACAAGTATGGTAAGAAGATCCACGACAAGATTGTTGAGGCAATGAAGCCCCAGTTCCAAGACGAGACACCCATCAATCCTTTCGACTTCTGGAAGGGTGCTGACTTCAAGTTGAAGATCGTCAAGCAAGATGGTTACTGGAACTATGATCGCTCTGAGTTTGCTTCTGCATCTACACTCGGAGACTTTGAAGACGATCGTCTGGAAGAGATCTACAACAGTCAGTATTCCCTTGCTGACTTCACTGCTCAGAAGAACTTCAAGTCCTACACTGACCTTGAAGCACGTCTGAATCTGGTACTTGGTAAGACTCGCACTGCCCGTGTGCAGGAAGAGGAAGAGCAGGATCCAGTGTTCAACGTCGCAGAGACACCTAGCGAACCGACCTCATCGTTTCGTGCTGGGTTCGGAAGTAGTGTAGAATCAATGAAAGAAGAGGAAGATCCTGACCTCTCTTACTTCGCTAAACTCACTGAGGATTGATTCATGAAGAGAGTATTACTTCTTATTGCCAGTGCTGCTCTCTTCGCAGCAGCACCAGTGGAAGCACATGGTAGGCATGGTGGTCATCGCCACCGCTCCTGCCACTACCACTGGAAATATGATGCTACCCATTGTCACAGACCTCGTGGACGATACCACCGCCATCGTAGGTGGGAGCACCGACACGATGGGCATGGACACTACTACGATCATCGTACAGATCTCATTTTGAAATTCGACTTCTAGTTACAGGATACCCCGAAAAAAACTTCGGGGTATTTTTCGTTCTGTGGGTTTTTTCATAAATACTGACGATAAGGATTAATTAAATGTTATCTACGCAATACCGACTGCGCTTAGAGTTCATCTGTAAGTGTATTGCAAACGGAGAGGAAGTGAAGTTGTCAGACATGATCTGGGCAAACAAACTTGCTAAGGCTAATACATCTGCTAACGAAATGTTAAAGATGGCACGTCGTCAAATCACGTATAAGATTGAAGAAGGTAGTACCGACGATTTTCTGAATAGGATGGGTTTAGGTGATCCCGACCCATCCAACCATAAGAAGGGATTCACTGATGCTGACGATATTAAAGATTGGTTCCACACTGACAAACCTGATGATTGGAGACAACGAGACTAATGCCAAGTGAATTTGATTATGTTGAGGCACCCACAGAGGGTGAAGTTGACAAATGGGGATTTTCGATAAAACCCTCTATTACTGATTCTGAGTGTATTTTACGATGTTTGCGAAATGCCCCAGAAGGAACTGACAAGAAACAAGTTGCTAAGTTAATCCGACTGTATGAGTTACTATGACCAAAACAGAATGTAAGGAAAAACTCCTTAATCATGTGAGAGTTCAACTTAACAAGTTGAATAAGAAACAACTGAATGACCTAGTTACCAAGCACACATGCAAAAAGACTACGTAGTGATAACAACATGGGATCCTGAATTTCAGTGTATACGTTATCATTACGTTCATAAGTCTGAAAAGAATCCTATCCAATTCGTCAAAAACCTTAATCCCGAGCAAGAAGTGCTATGAGCAGTAAAATGCTATTTTTAGTTGATATCGGTAATGGTAGATGTGTCAGTCATGACGGATATATCCAATTAGGCATTTTTTCTCATACAGTAGAGAAACACCTTGAATTGTGTCCTGAGCAAGAATGGCAAGTGACCTATTGGATGCCAGATCCATTCTGTATCAGATATCCACGAGCAAACTATCAACATACGATGAAAGCGAACGAGGGTTCACCTAGAACTGACAATGCTATGGATAGTCGTCCTAGGGACTTCCCAGATCAACCAACAGAAAGATTGGAGCGTACATTATGAAGATGTGGGAGACAAAATGCTCTGGGTGTGGTAAGATGACACCAGCGAATCAGTGCCCTCAATTGAGGATGGTTCCCCTTTGTAAACCTTGTTGGTTGAAATCCATTAAGAAATGAAGTTTAAAGCATTAGTATTCATCCGACTACGATCACAGGTTGATGACTCACCAGGTAATGCTGTGAGAGATGGTAGTAAGCGATTGTCTGAGTTAGATATCAAGAAACTTAGACTTGGTAAGGTGATTGATATTTGGTTAGAAGCAGAGAGCAGGGAGTATGCTGAGAAGGAACTCGAAATGCTTTCAGATCGTTTCTATGCTAATACAGTCATGGAAGACTGGGATTATGAATTGACTGAGATTGACACATTCCCCAAAGGTATTGAATAATGGATGATTTTAACGCACCAGGATCTAACAAGACAGGACTCACTCCTGTATTCAAAGAGTTCGTAGTTAATTTACAGATAGATAATGTGGTGAAGATCTTAGATGCTAAGATCGATCGTTGTCGTGTTTACGACAGTGACAACCGAGATGAAGTTTATCATAAAATCACAATTACATATAAGGACCCAAAATGAAATCAGTCATTTATTCAAACGGAAGTCAAGAGTGTGAGCGTATGGCATCGTTGCTATACTCACTAGGTGGTGAATTTCTAGAATATCGTCTAAATGAACATTTTTCTCAAAGATCCTTTGAGAATGAGTTTGGTCCAGAAGCAACATATCCCCAAGTCTCGATCGGTGTCAAGCATCTTGGGGATATGAAGGAAACCCTACATTGGTTGGGTGATAAGGGTTTACTTAGTAACCACCATATCCATACCCACTAGAACCAGAGGATCCAGAACTAGAAGAAGAACCACTGCTGCTACTGCTGCTACTGGAAGAAGAACTGCTGCTGCTAGCACCGTTACTATTAGCAGTGCTACTAGCATCTGTGGTTCCTGCCACAACACCAGAAGAGTTCACAAGGTTCTCAGCAGTTGCTGTGGATCCACCATCACTATTAGTAACTGTTGCACCAGAGTCTAACGTTGTAGTACGAATAACTCTGGAACCAAGTTCTTGCTGTCCAGCGAATGCAATAGATGGTGAGAGACCATATCGAGTAGAATATATGTCCTTGGCGGTGATGAATACCTCTTGGACAGAATTTGGTGTCATCTTAACCTGATCACCATCACCAATTTCTTCACTTGGTAGATATTCCAGAAGACTTTCAAATTCATCAACAAACTGTTCTACGTAGTCATTACGTAAAACCCAAATATTTGCTTTCTCATCATTTAGATTCCTTTCATGTTCCCAGTTTGATACTGGATATACGATAGGAGTTACTTGTGTTCCATCAGGTCTATAATACCTAAAAGTGCTATTAACAACAGTACCTTCATGTAAGAGAGTATCACCTTGATCACTCTTTACTTCAAAAGTTTCATGATGATGGATTTGGTTGATTTGACTATTATATCTAGTATCAACATACTTATATAACTCTTGCTCATCCATCGGCCATTCATTATAAATGTTGATAATGTTGTTGCATAGCAATATCACCCAGTCTAATTCTGGGTCACCATAAAGTTCATTTGCAACCTGATAAGGACTTTCATTATTAACAATAGAATATTGCTCAAAACCTAAGATATCCTCTTGGACAATATCTCGAATCTTGATTCGTCGGAAGATATTCTTAGCAACAATGTAAGGTTCAACATTATTCTTCCTAAAAGAAGATATGCGTACCTTTACATTTGGGATTAGTTCAAAATAATGTGTCATTTGTTCTTAGCGCCGTTTTTGTACATATCACGAGTGATGAACGCAGTCTCATCAAATGTCAATGTCATTCTGTATGATGCAGGACCGAAGTCTGTACCATCATCAGCAAGACCTCTGATTGAACTATTTTGTCCTGATGGTGTCATATTGACTTGCATGTTAGTCAACACCATATTGACAGGATACGTAAGTAGTGTTGCTAATGTTTCAGGACGAGTTATCTCACCTCCACCCTTTGCAGTCTTGCTACCAGCACTTGGATTGTATCTAATCAGTTCTGCTTTAAAGAAACGTGGGATAGTTAACCATCTTGCTGCCTCACCACTTGTACCAGGTAGCATTGCATCCCTGAGTGTATGAACAATTTTGACAATGTTCTCTGCTTCCTTTGCATTACGTGGTGACATATCAAAGGTAAAGTTGTGAGAACGATAGTTAACACCTTTGAACACTGTTTCTTGGTATGGGTTGAATACCTTACCCTTTGCTAATGCTGCCATCTGGTTCTTATCCAGAGCGCCATCAGTACCAGCAAAACTATTCAAACCGTTGAAGATCTGAGAGACTGCACTAAACGCAATCTCTGGTTTTGCTGCATTTGCTCCTTGCTGCACCTTATCAACAATATTTGACATATCGTTATTCTTCATTGCTTCCACAACAGCAGAACCGAATGGTCCTAATGTTGCTTTGTCATAAGTAGTGCTGAATGTCTCACTTAAATCATGTGGTAAGTATAAGTACACAGACTTCATGATCTGATCTGCTGTACCTGTCTTTGCTTTACCGCCACCCTTACCAGGTTGACCAGCATAAGTATATGGATTATTCTTCTCAGAGTCGTAGATAGAGAACTTCAAGTAGTCCATACTACGTGTAGAACTTGTAGAGCGTCTAGATATTGACCCGTCTCCCTTACCCCTCGGACCACGAGGCAACTG